ATCAATATCCTATGTTTTATATGACTACTTAATGAAAGCCACTAATGTGAGAATCGTATTATTGTCCGGAACCCCTATTATTAATTACACGAATGAAATAGGTATTTTATATAATATTTTACGTGGGTACATAAAAACGTGGAATATGACGGTTAACGTGCAGACTTCTCAAAAAGTAGATACCAATGCGATTTTAGATATTTTTGATAAGGCAGGACTAAAGACACATGATTACGTAGAATACAGCGGCAATAAGTTGATAATTACTCGTAATCCGTTTGGATTTGTTAATACAAAGAAACGAGGTGTATTAAAAGGAACACAGAAACGAGTTGTAGCAGATAAGCCGAAAACCCGAAAAATAAAAGGAGGTGCTGCCGGAGAAAGCTTTCAACGTTATGATGGTGTAAAATTAGATGAAAGTGGTAATCTAAGTGACGCAGACTTTTTAAAGAAGGTATTGTATATACTGAATAAGAATGGTCTGGACGTACAAGAAAAAACAATAGAAATCAAATTGAATAAATGTCTTCCAGACGTGAAAGAAGACTTTTTGAAAACGTTTGTAAATGAAGACACCGAACAGGCACAGAATATTAATTTATTCCAACGTCGTATATTGGGATTGACCTCTTATTTTAGAAGCGCACAGGAAAACTTATTACCTTCCTTTGTTACAACCGAACAAGGAGACAATTATCATATCGTGTATAATGAAATGACCGACCATCAGTTTGGTGTTTATACCAAAATTCGTAAAGAAGAAGCCGATAGAGAAAAAGCAGCTAAAAAACAAAGAAAGAAACAACCCGACCCGAAACAGGAAGATTTGTTTAGTATTTCATCTACGTATAGAATTTTCTCTCGCGCGGCTTGTAATTTTGTATTTCCCGATGAAATTGAACGTCCTATTCCTACCAAGAACATTGAGAAAATGACCGAAAACGACATGGATGTAGTACCTAGTGGTTCCGTTCAAGAAACTGACCCATACGCAAATCTAGATGACGACATTGATGCTGATTCTAAGATAGATACTGAAAATTATGCGAAACGTATAGAAAATGCTCTTTCAAAATTAAATACAATTGATAGTGATACGGGCAAAAACAAATATTTAACTGGAGATATGTTACAACAGTCAAGTCCTAAATTTTTACAAATACTTGAGAACCTAACCAACCCAGACAATATAGGGTCACACCTGATTTATAGCCATTTTAGAACAATGGAAGGTATCGGCATTCTTCGTCTAATGTTATTGGCAAATGGATTTGCTGAATTTAAGATACGCAAAAATGCGGATGATTGGGAAATAGTAGACGATAATAACGACGCAGGTAAACCAAAGTTTGTGTTGTATACTGGTACTGAGACATCTGATGAAAGAGAAATAATACGAAATGTATACAATGGAGCATGGGATCTTGTTCCTGTAAACATTGCGAATAAACTAAGAGAACAACACGAAAACAATATGTATGGCGACGTAATAAAGATATTTATGATTACTTCTTCTGGTGCGGAAGGTATCAATTTAAAAAACACTCGTTACGTCCATGTTGTCGAGCCTTATTGGCATATGGTTCGTCCCGACCAGGTGGTTGGACGTGCCAGACGCATTTGTAGTCACCAAGATTTACCAGAAGAGTTACGCACCGTCCAGGTATTTTTGTATGTAACCAGGTTCAGTAAAGAACAGAAAACGGATGATAAAAACATAGAAATTCGAATTCGCGATGTTAGTCGTATTGACAAAGCAACCCCGGTCACAACCGACGAAACTCTATATGAGATAGCCAGTATAAAACAGCGTATTAATAATCAAATATTACAGGCGGTGAAAGAAACCGCAATTGATTGTAATATTTATGCGAGAACCGCGAAATCGGGCGAGAATCCAATGGTGTGTTATGGATATGGTAAAATAGAATCTAATGTGTATTCATCATACCCTTCCTTTGAGATGGATAAGATGCAGAAAGAAGGGTTAGATGTAGCTAAATTACAGTGGGACGCACAGAAAGTGAATATACAGGGTACTGATTATGCATTGAAAAAGGATACTATGGAATTATATGATTACACTAGTTATAATAATGCTCTAATCAATCCGAATATGGAACCCAAACGTATTGGAAAACTTGTAAAAGTGGACGGGCAGTTTAAAATCGTTATGTAAATTAGTAATGGTGTAAAATGAAATATTATATTTTCGTAGGGTAAGTAAAATATAATATATGGAGTCTAAAATCCTATTTTCTTTATTATTAAATGACATGTTAATGGTTGTATTAATGAACCCGACGATTCATCTATTTTAAGTCCACCAGGCGGGGAACCAACTGGGTTATTTATACTTAATATGGATTCTGAACCGCTTGGGGTAGTAATAATTGACATCCCAACTAGACTTCCACCGCCAGATTTACCCACAACCGTTTGTACGAGTTCATTACCATTCAACACGACTATTAATTCACCAGCATTACTAGTTGTCACTTGAAACGTAATCTCAAAAATACAATCCGGTGGCAATGTGAATTCATTTGGACTGGTGCCTTCTTTGCGTTGTATTATGCCAAATGGATTCACAGATGGACTAGGAAAATTAACGGACTCCCCTGGACCAATATCATCTGGATTGTCATTCACTCCACTTTGGCTCATCTGTCCGTAAAAATCCGCGAAACTAGAAGCAAAACTTGGACCAGTAGGACCGGCAGTGCCAGTATCTCCTTTCTCGCCATCGTCTCCCTTTGGACCCGTAGGTCCAACTTCCCCAGTATCGCCTTTCTCGCCGTCATCTCCTTTTGGACCCGTAGGTCCAACTTCCCCAGTATCGCCTTTCTCGCCGTCATCCCCTTTTTGTCCGGTCGGTCCAGTATCACCTTTCTCTCCGGTAGGACCAGTATCACCTTTCTCGCCTGTGGGTCCATCGCACCCCGGTTCGCCACAATGACCGGTAGGTCCGGTATCGCCTTTCTCGCCAGTATGACCGTCATCTCCTTTCTCGCCAGTAGGTCCGGTATCACCTTTCTCGCCGGGACATCCAGGTTCTCCGCAATGACCGGTAGGTCCGGTATCGCCTTTCTCGCCAGTAGGTCCGTCGTCTCCTTTTTCGCCAGTACGACCAGTATCACCGTCATGTCCGTCACAACCGTCGCGTCCATCATACCCGTCGCGTCCTCTTGCCCCAGTTGGTCCAACTGGTCCTTCTTCCCCTTCTGGTCCCCGAGGACCAATTGGACCAGTATCTCCGTCACATCCATCGCGACCATTGCACCCGTTTTTGCCATCAATACCATCTTTTCCATCTTTTCCATCGCGTCCATCATGTCCGTCTTGTCCGTCTTCACCATCACACCCGTCTTTTCCATCACGTCCGTCGCGTCCATCTTCTCCATCTTTTCCATCCTTTCCATCACGTCCATCAATGCCATCACGTCCATCAATGCCATCTTGTCCGTCTTCACCGTCACATCCATCTCTCCCCGGTTTACCATCTTTACCATCTTCACCGTCCTTACCGTCCTTACCATCTCTACCATATTTACCAACCTTTACAACCTTCTTACAACTATTATTGCGCTTCTTTTTTGAATAGCAATAATTACACTCCTTGTGAGAGTGTTCGTCACACGTACAATACGAATCGTCACAACCAGTCATATATAATATTTTATATATAGATTATGATTATAGTATAGTTTGTTCTAAATATTTTATGCTTAGCATATATGCTTTGTAATTACACATGATTGTTACAAAATACAATACTACCTAGTTTTAGTTAGTTTCCGAGATATTACTTACATGGTCTGATTTTGATAATAATACATTTTTCTTCATCGGTACAACATTTTTTAGACCGACATTTACCTGGGCTTTTTGAACGTTTCTTGTGTTTATTATTCTTTCCGCACTTATAACAGTCTTTCGGGGGGTCACATTTTTTAATTTTATGACATTTGTTACATCTACATGGAGACGCATATGTTTTTTCACTTTTTTCGGATACATACGAGTAACGGTCGTCATCGGAATCGTCTACAGAATATTCATCAAAAGAATAGTAATGCTTTGGCATATTATACAATAAAACTATATAATAACCTAAATAGACTGCATGAATCGTCATAGAAATTAATAATGTAATTACAACAGATACAGTATTAATAATAGTACTTAGAAAGTTTTACGTTTAATATCACCTTGTGTTAATAGATACCAGTGATCTTCTACGTAGTCGACCGATGTGAAATAATCAATGAATTTGGCATTTACCATACCCTCGCCGTCCTTAAACTTAATGACAACAAAAGGGTTCGTCATGTTTCCATCTTTGTCTTGGTAAGACGCAGTGTAACTAGCACTTAACACCTCACGTTCCTTAATATCTCCATGGGAATCAACGGCATAGACCGTTCCTTCGGCATTTGTAAAAATGGAGATAAGGGGGCGCTTTCCGCCTTTAAGGATGTTAATCACAGATTCGTTTAGTTGCGCGTAGTTATCACTATTTAGAGCAATAGGAGTAGCCATTATATATATATAGTATATAGCTTTTTTTCTAAATCTATTACACATAAAATGAATATACCCGAACGCTATATACCTCAAAATTTGTCAAATAGAGATAAGAAAATACAACGGAAAAACATAGTAAAGTCACGCAAACTCTATCGGAAGAATAAATACTTTACGCGCCCAAAACTATCGTCTTTCAAGTCCACACCCTCGAAACATGTAAAGACCGCAAAAAAAATGTATAACATCACCACAATCAAGCCTTCCCGAAAACTCGCAATGAAAACCGGCTGTTCTAAAAAAACATTGACGGCAATTGTGGATAAAGGACGTGCAGCATATTATTCGGGTGGTTCTCGACCGAACCAGACCCCGGATTCTTGGGGCATTGCAAGATTAGCAAGTTCCATTACAGGTGGAAATGCTAGCACAGTAGATTTTCATCTATTGTATTCTGGTTGTAAACCGGATAGTAAGGCACTTAAACTTGCGTCTAAAACATGTAGAAAGAAAAACAAATGTAAAAAATATTCTAGAAAGAACACGTTCAAAAAATAGATATAATCTAAATAAAATATAAAAACAAACGCACTATACCTAGTATACCCTAGGAATTATGAATGAAGAAAATAATGTATTAACGATTAAAACCGTTCAGATTCAGCCTATACGAAACATGATTACCGCGATTAAAGATATATTAACAGACGCAACCATTACGTTTACTAAAGACGGTATGAAAATTATTAATTTTGACAAAACACATACCATATTGGTGAATGTGCTATTAGACGCAAGCAAATTTGAAAAATATGATTGTCAACCAGATAAGATTATTGTATGCGCGAACACGCTACACTTATTCAAAGTGATATCCACTATGTCAAATGACGACACTTTGTCAATGTATATTGACAAAGCAGATTACCACGATGGTATTGTGTCTCATTTGGGACTTCAATATGATAATGGGGATATTAAACAATGCTACAGTCAAAAGTTACGTTTAATTGAACCGGATACAGATGAGCTCTTTATTCCCAACGTTGAATATTCTACCGTTATCAATCTACCCACTTCGGATTTCCAAAAAATTATCCGCGATTTAAATAGCATTTCTGACCGTATTGAAATCAAATCCGTTGGCAGCGATTTAGTGTTTTCATGTGAAGGTAGTTTTGCGAGTTCCCGTATTTTTAGGTCTGAGTCAAAGGACAATATGAATTTCATTCAGAAGTCGGATGATTCAGTTATTTACCAAGGCGAATTTTCGCTAAAGAGTTTGTCTCATTTTATTAAATGTACTCCACTATGTAGTCATCTTGAAATGTATCTTGGTAATGACCTACCCCTTATTATTAAATATGATGTAGCCTCACTAGGAAGTATTAAGTTGTGTTTGGCAAACTTACCTCCACTATAAATTGTATTCATTGAATGATATATTCTACATTACATATATCATTCAAACTTGCGGAATAACCATCGAAAAATAACCATTACATACTCTATATGAAAACGATTCTAGTAACGGGAGGAGCCGGATTTATAGGTTCCAATATGTGTGAACGACTGTTACGTGGCGGCAATTTCGTACTATGTATAGATAACCTTTATACTGGTAATTTGCATAATATCTCGCATTTATTTGAAAACCCACACTTTAGATTTATAAATCATGATATAATTGAGCCATTACATATAACCGACCATAAAATAGACCAGATTTACAATTTCGCGTGTCCTGCGTCTCCCCCAAAGTACCAAATAGACCCTATTTATACATTGAAGGTGAATTTTCAAGGCATATTACATTTATTGGATTTAGCAAAATACCATAATGCTACTTTATTACAGTCATCTACATCAGAAGTCTATGGCGAACCCGAAATAACTCCCCAACATGAAGATTATCGTGGAAATGTGAATACAGTCGGTATTCGTAGCTGTTATGACGAAGGGAAACGAGTAGCGGAAACCCTCATGATGGATTATCACAAACAATACAATGTTGATATTCGTATTGTCCGCATTTTTAATACTTACGGTCCAAAAATGGATAAAGATGACGGTAGAGTTGTATCCAATTTTATAAATCAAGCATTAAATAATGAAAATATTACCTTATATGGTGACGGCAGTCAAACTCGTAGTTTTTGTTATATTGAGGACCAGATGAACGGCTTAATCAAGCTAATGAATTCAGGTTATGTATATCCTGTAAACATTGGAAATCCGTACGAACTAACAGTCAAAGAATTGGCAGATGTTATTATTAAATTAACCAAATCTGATTCACAACTTGTATTTCATCCATTACCTTCGGATGACCCAACAAACCGTAAACCGGATATTCAAAAAGCACAGTTACTTCTAGATTGGAATCCAGAATATAATCTGATAGATGGTATAACAAAAACGATTGATTATTTCAAAAAATGCTAATAACTAAGTATGTGATGAATGATACATAGTTATTTACACGGATGGTATGTGTTTTTCGATAATTTCCGCACGTTTTTCCCACGTACAGTTCTCTATATAAGATTGTTGGTTTGTTAATAGTTTTTGATTGTATTCACTATAATAATTGTTAATTACATTTATTGTCTTTGTTACAAATTGACGACTATAACTTTCCGGTATTTTGTCTATTTGGACGGGTTTTTTGATAAAGTCATCCGCAACTACTTCTTCATGTAAAACGTCAATATGAGGATTATATAAATTGGCAAAACCGTTAGATGTTTCGGGTATAGCCCCCAATTCAGATGAAATGACGTTACATCTGTACGCCATGGCTTCCAATATGGAAGTACAACATGTTTCGGCATAGGTATTTGGATAAAATAAGACCATCGATGTTCTAATATGATTAAACAAAATGGATTGAGGGACAGAACCATAAAAGTCGATATTTGGGTCATCTATTAACAATTGGTATATTTGGTGATAGTACCTATCCATTTCGGTGTGGTTTACTTCATGAATATCTATAATTGGCATGTATTCTGTTTTATTTTTCTCAATTTCTCTTGAAAAACATGAAAAAACTTTTAATTTAATACCGGGAATATGTTTTTTTACTTGTTGGAATAGGTAATATGCTACAAGTAATCCACGAAAGGGGGTACTATAATATATCATCGTCTTTTCTTTTTCTATGAACTTTAATTCGTCTAGTTTTATCAATGGAGATATACCATTTGGCATTGTAATACACTTATTGTGGTCGAGTCTATATTGTTGTATAAATCGATTCTTTTGCCAATTACTTACAAAAATGTATTTATCGAATGGATATTGAACCACCTCATTTGTTATAAAGGCTACATTTATGTCATGTTCCATTAAATTCCATAGTTGAATATTTGGGTTTATATTTGTTAATATTTCCTTACTTACAGGACATTGTCCTTGAAAAATAATAATATCAGGAAAAATTGTTTTGATAGAATCAATATTTAATGGATAATATTGTAACTTTGCGTGAATAATTGTTTTTGTCTCGGTTCGTGTCATAACACTAACATTATATTTTTTAGATAATACATTTGATAGATTATACACGGCAGCTTCAGTTCCTCCCAATGCACGTTTATTTATGGTATCATAATCCCATTCGGAATAATCAATAAATAGAATCTTTTTGGGGGGTAAAATCATAGGGAGTGTTGTATGTAGTTTTAAAAT